GTGGTGTCCTGATGAGGGATGAGCCCAATTCAGGAAGGAAGCCATCGCGCCGCACCTTTGCTTCCGAGGAGTTTAAAATGACCGACCAAAAGTGGCCTGCCGACAATGTGGTGCGGCGGAAAATTTCATCCATCATCCCATATGCGCGAAACAGCCGCACGCACAGCGAGGCCCAGGTCGCGCAGATTGCGGCTTCGATCAAGGAGTGGGGATTCACCACGCCGATCCTGATCGACATCGACGGCCAAGTGATCGCTGGGCATGGGCGTTTGATGGCCGCGCAAAAGCTGGGGCTGACCGAGGTGCCGACGATGACGGCTGTCGGTTGGACCGATGCGCAGAAGAAGGCATACGTCATCGCCGACAACAAGCTGGCGCTGAACGCTGGCTGGGATGAAGCCCTGCTTGCTATTGAAATGGGAGACTTGCAGGCTGCTGGGTTTGATCTTGGTCTGACGGGTTTTGGGCAGGACGAGTTGACCGCGCTTTTCCCGCAGGAGAACGCAGGCCTGACTGAAGATGATGCGGTGCCGGAAGCCCCTGCGGTCCCGGTAACTGTTGAGGGCGATGTTTGGATTCTTGGGCGGCATCGGCTGATGTGCGGAGACAGCACCAGCATTGAGCATTTGGAGCGGCTCTGCGACGGCCAACTTGTTGATATGTGGTTGACCGATCCTCCATATAATGTGGCATATGAAGGCGGCACAAAAGAAAAGCTCACCATCAAGAACGACAGCATGTCGAATGATGTCTTCAGACAGTTTCTTCGAGATGCATATTCTGCCGCAGATGCGGTTATGAAAAAGGGTGCAGTCTTTTACATTTGGCATGCAGATTCAGAGGGATACAACTTCAGAGGTGCTGCCGCAGACATCGGCTGGACTGTGCGACAATGCTTGATCTGGAAGAAATCAAGTCTTGTCATGGGCAGGCAGGACTATCACTGGATGCATGAGCCATGCCTTTATGGCTGGAAAGATGGGGCAGCGCACCTTTGGTCCGCTGACAGAAAGCAAACAACAATCCTTGAGTTTGCAAAACCAAGCCGCAATGGCGAACACCCAACCATGAAGCCTGTCGAGCTTTTTGAATACCAGATGCTGAACAACACCAAGGGCAGTGACCTTGTGCTGGATAGCTTTGGCGGCAGCGGGACCACTGCTATTGCCTGTGAAAAGCACGGTCGCAACGCCCGCCTCATGGAGTTAGATCCGAAATACTGCGACGTGATCATCAAGCGCTGGCAAGACTTCACCGGCCAGCAGGCAACGCTTGAATCCACAGGCGAGGTTTTCGCGGACCTGTCGGCGAAGCGACTGTCCGTATAAGGCAGCGCCATGACACGCGGTCGCAAGCCAGCGCCGACAGCCATCAAGATCGTGACCGGGCGCGACCGCGCGGATCGCATGCCGAAGCATGAGCCTGTCCCGGTCATGGTGATGGATGCCATGCCAGAGCCGCCGGAACATCTGGACGCCTATGCGCTGGAAGAGTGGCACCACATCTGCGGCGCGCTGTTCCGCTGCGGTGTTCTGACCGAGATCGACGGGCGCGGGCTGGCGATGTATTGCCAAGCCTATGGGCGCTGGCGCAAAGCCGAGGAGGCGATCCAGCAGATGGCGAAGGCCAACCCGGCCAGCGGCGGGCTGATCATCAAGACCAGCAATGGCAACATCATTCAGAATCCGATGGTCGGCACGGCCAACACCGCGATGAGGGACGCCATGAAATTCGCGTCGGAATATGGCCTGACGCCGTCCAGCCGGGTGCGCCTCGGCGTCGAGGCCGACAAGGCCAATGAGAAAGACCCGACGGCGGTATATTTCACATGACGCACATCGTGCATGAATACGCGCGGCGCGCGCTGGCCGGTGAGATCAGCGTCGGCCCGCATGTCAGGAACCAATGCCGTCGGCACCTCGCCGATCTGGATCGGGACGACATCTGGTTCGATGAGGCCGCGGCGGATCGGGCAATCGGTTTCTTCGAAAACGTGCTGAAGCTCAGTGAAGGCCAGTTCGAGGGCATCCCGTTCAAGCTGCACATCAGCCAGGCCTTCATCGTCGGGTCAATCTTCGGGTGGAAAAAGCCTGACGGATTCCGCCGCTATCGACGCGCCTACATCGAGATGGGAAAGGGCAACGGGAAAAGTCCGCTGGCGGGCGGGATCGGGCTTTACGGGCTGATGGCAGACGGAGAGGCGGGCGCGCAAATCTATGCGGCGGCGGCAAAGAAGGAACAGGCGATGATCCTGTTTCAAGACGCCGTGAAGATGGTGCGGCAATCACCGGCGCTGGAAAAGCGGATCACGCCGTCGGGCGTCAACCCGGTCTGGAACCTGGCCTATATCAGCGCGGGCGCGTTCTTCCGCCCGATCAGCCGGGACAGCGGCAAGAGCGGATCTGGTCCGCGTCCGCATTTCGCGCTGTGCGATGAGGTCCACGAACATCCTGACCGCGGCATTATGGAGATGCTGGAACGCGGCTTCAAGTTTCGGAACCAGCCGCTGCTGTTGATGATCACCAACAGCGGGTCTGATCGAAACAGCGTCTGCTGGGAAGAACACGAACACGCCTGCGCGGTGGCGGCTGGCGACATGAAGGACGACACGACCTTTCCATATGTCTGCGCGCTGGATGAGGGTGACGATCCGCTGACCGATCCTGGCTGCTGGTCAAAGGTCAACCCGCTGCTGGGCGTGATCCTCAAGGAGAGTTATCTGCAAGGCGTCGTTGATCAGGCGCGAGCGATTCCGGGAAAGCTGAACAGCATCCTGCGCCTGCACTTCTGCGTCTGGACCGATGCTGATGCGGCATGGATCAGCCGGTCTGCTTGGGAGGCCTGCGAAGATCCGACGATGTCGATGGACGACTTCGAGGGGCAGCCGTGCTACATCGGCCTCGACCTGTCGGCCACAAAGGACATGACCGGCGTTGCCTATGTTTTCCCAGATGGGCAGACCGAAGACGGGCGGCCCAAGTTTGCGCTCTGTGCGCGCGGTTATACGCCAGGCGACACGGTCAGCCAGCGCGAGATCACCGACAAAGCACCCTATTCCGTCTGGGTGCGCGACGGCTGGCTGATCGCACCGCAGGGCAAGGTGATACGATACGACCAGATCGCCTATGACATCGTCGAGGCCGCCCAGAAATACGATGTGCAGGCCGTGGCCTATGACCGCTGGCTGATCAAGACGTTCGAGAACGCGCTGGATGAGATCGGCGGCGTGCTGCCTCTGATCGAACACCCGCAAGGCACCAACCAGCGCAAGGACACGCCGCTGTGGATGCCGCAGAGCGTCAGCCAGTTCGAGGATTTGATCCTGGAGCGGCGGATCAGAATTGAGGTCAACCCGGCGCTGCGATCTGCTGTGGCGTCGGCATGCTTTTGGACATCGCCCGCCGGGCTGCGCCGTTTCGAAAAGCAGCGCGCCACGGGGCGCATCGACTTGGCTCTGGCTGCCACGATGGCTATCGGCGCGGCGATGGGCGGCGAGGCCCAGCGGCCACCGTCCAGCCCGTGGGAGGACCCGTCGTTTACACTGAACGCCTAGCGTGCTATTTTTCGCGCATCCGCTTTCATGGAACGGGTCCGATGGCACTGTTTGATCGATTCCGCAGAGCGGAGAAACGCAACCTCGAAAACCCGACCGCGCCCGTCTCCGCGCCTGATTTCTTGCAGATCATGGGTTGGGGAGACCTGGTCGCGTCGTCTGGCGTCACGGTCAATGTGGACACGGCTCTCGGCGTTCCTGCCGTTTGGGCGGCGGTCAATTTCATTGCCGGGACCATCGCGGGGCTGCCGCTGCAAGTCTACCAGCGCCAGCCCGACGGTGGGCGCAAGAAGGTCAGCAGCCCCATCGCGCAGATGCTGCATGAGGCGGTCAACGATGACATGTCCTCGTTTGAGTGGCGGAAATATTCGTTCGAGCAAGTCCTGACCGGCGGGCGCGCCGTGACCTATATTGAGCGCAACGGCGTCGGGCAGATCGTGAACCTGTGGCCGCTGGACCCGACCAAGGTTCGCGTGGAGCGGCTGATCGACGGGCGCAAGATTTACCGGGCGAGTTCGCGCGTTTATGAGTCGAGCGAGATCCTCGACCTCCCGTTCATGCTGAAGGCCAACCTCACAGATTCGCGCGGCCCGATCTCGCAGAACAAGGACGCCATCGGCATGGCTATCGCGGCCAGCCGCTATGGGTCGAAGGCATTTCAATCTGGCGGCATTCCGCCTGCGGTTCTGCAAGGCCCATTCGCGTCTGGCGCGGCGGCCAACCGGGCGTCTGAGGATGTCGCGGCTACTACTCTGAAGCTGGCAAAAGAAGGCCGCCCGATCATGGCGCTGCCGCTCGGCCATGAACTGAAGACCATCGGGCTGTCGCCGGAAAACATGCAGCTCATCGAGTTGCAGCGATTCAGCATTGAACAGATCGCGCGCATCTATTCGCTGCCGCCGGTGTTCCTGCAAGACCTGACGCACGGCACGTTCTCGAACACGGAACAGCAGGATCTTCACTTCGTGAAACACACCGTGAAGCGGTGGGTGGAGCAGTTCGAGCAGGAGATGAACCTAAAGTTCTTCGGGCGTGGCTCGGACTTCTACGTTGAGTTCAACGTAGACGGCTTGCTGCGCGGCGACCTGAAGAGCCGGATGGAGGCCTATGCCGTCTCCATCCAGAACGCGATCAGGACGCCGGATGAGATCCGCGCCATTGAGAACCTGCCTGCGAAGGGCGCTGACAGCCTGCTGATCCAGGGCGCGACCGTGCCGTTGGGCAGCCAGCCGAATGTTGATCCGAATGCCTGAACCGACAGCCGCGATGCAGGATGAGGCCCAGCGCGGGCTGGATTGGCGCAGCGA